CTCCTGCCCGAGAGCCTCGCCAGGCTCGGTGATGCTGAACGTCAGCGCCACCTGCTCCTTGCCCGTGCTGGTCGTGCCGAGGTCTGCTGCGACGCAGACCGCGTTGTACTTGCCGTTGCTGATCATCTCTGTCCTCCTTCGAGAGTTGCGGAAAGCTGGCTGCTGAGTTGCGCCAGCCGGCCCGGGTCACCCCGGACCTGGTCGAACACGAACTGCGCCTTCTCCCGGATGTTCTTCGGGAGCGCTTCGATCTTCTCCTCGCAGCGCTTGACGAGGATGTCGTACGGTTCGGGCAGGCCGTCGATCACCGCCTCGATGTAGTCCTCCCAGGAGAGAGGCAGCGGATCGGGCAGTGAGTTGCGGTTCTTCGCCGCGTATGCCGGAGAGGATCGGGTCCGGATGAACCGGGCATCGCCGGTGTCGATCACCTTGGCCTTGCCCTTGTCGCCCGGCATCTTGGCGGCGCGGATGTCGAACGTCATGTAGAGCACGTCGTCCGCCCACTGGCGCCAGAGGTTCGCGGCGTTGCTGTTCTTCCCGGTCCACATGGACAGGTCGAACGTGTCGTAGTCGTCGCCGAGCGGGTTCGTCACCGTGTACTGCTTGGCGTGGAACAGCACGATGACGTGCATCCCGCGCTTGTGGCAGGCGTCGAGGGCTGCGATCAAGCGGCGCTGCTCCTGGAGCGACGCCGTGTAGCCCTTCTGCCATCCGCCGCCCACCTGCTCGATGGTCTTGACGCCGGCCTCTCGGCTGAGGTGCTCGAAGAGCAGCCCTTCCGCCCAGTCCATCGTGTCGAGCACGACGGTCTCCCGGTCGTGCTCCTGAGTTGCGACGTTCCAGGCGAGCGCCACGACATCCTCCCAGGTCGAAGGCACCGGGAAGACGAGCAGGTCGAGGTCGGCCCCGTTGCTGGGCATGAGCTTGCGGTTCAGCCCCATCTCGGCGCAGATAAAGCCGGGCTTCTTGGCCATGGCCCCGAACGTGGTCTTGCCGACACCGTCCGTGCCGTAGGCCACGATGCGCTGCGCTGGCTCGCCGCTCGCCGTGGTGACCACGGAGATGGGGGTCGAGTTCGACAGGTCCATCCGCTGTGCCGCGGACCCGCCGTTCGTGGGCTTCTGCGTGGCGGTCACCTCACCCGTGTTCGCCAGAACACAGGGGCTGCACTTCGGCACGAACTGAACGTGCGCGGCGCAGTGTTTGAGCTGTTCCATTGCCATCTAAGAGTCCTCCTGTTTCAGTTCACGGTCCGGGTTCTCGAGCTTCTGGTAGAGCAGCGGATCCTCCAGGGTCGCTTGCTTGGTGCAGACAGGGAAGAACTCGCACATCTTCCGGTAGCGTTCGCACGCTCCGGGTGACATGGGGAACGTCCCCTTTGCGCGGTTGTGCTGGATCTGAAGGCCCGTCTGCCAGGCCATCTCCTGGAACTCATTCAGTTCTCCCTCCGTGCGCTGGATCTCTCCGCGCACGAAGTACTCGTCGACCTTGTCGCGGATGTCGTCCTTCAGACGGAGGCGGAACTGCTCCGGCGTCTCGTCCCGCTCGTGCTGTCCGGCGTACAACTCGCCGTCCCGGTGCCCGACGCACTTGTTCTTGCACCGCTTGTTGCACTTGTACTTCTTCGACTCCTCCGGGGTCTCCCGGAAGGGCCGAAGCGCGGGCTTCTTCAGCACGTCGTAGATCACCCCCTGGACAGGCAGCTCACTGACCACCGATCCGCCGAGCCAGTAGCAACTGATCTGCGGATCAAGACCGAGGCCCTGCCAGTAGGTGGAGCCGGGTCCGATGTCCTGGCTCGAGGTCTTGTGCTCGACCACGAGGTGCCGCCCGTGCTCGTCGAGGACGCCGGCGTCGATCACGCCGGCGAGATCCCAGGTCTGCGACTGCCCGCCCGTCTCCGGGTTGATGTGGCGGATGCGGAACTGCTTCTCGACGTAGATGATGGTGTACCGCTGATCGCACCAGCGGACGTGGTAGCCGCGCATCAGTTCCTCGGCGCGCACCAGGTCGAAGGGGTCACACTCGCGGCCCGGGTCGCTCGCCCGCATGCCCTGGATCGCCATGCGCAGGGCGTTCAGCGGGTCCATGCCCCAGGAAACAGGCTGTCCGATCTCCCTGTCTTGATGCTGTTCGGCGATGACCTTCATGGCCGACCACCACACCTCGAGGCCCGCATGCAGCAGGGTCCCGAAGCGGAGCGGGCCGGCGACGTCGGTCGCTCGGTAGCCGAGGTCATACTGGTAGTGGAAGAGCCGGTCGCACCGGTCCTTCACGGCCAGTCTGGTTTTTGTGAGTGGTTCTCGAGCCACGTCTGTCTCCCGTGAAAAAGACCCACCCACCCCCGCCTGGTAGCATGGAGAATGTGGAGAAAACTCGCCGGCAGGGGCGGGTGGGTGGTGAAGGTTCTGGGGCCATGCTCCCCGCAGTAGATCGACTCAGTTGTCGGAGATCAACGGTCCGGGGTGATCGCCCGCCATGTAGATCTTCAGACAGCGCTCGCGGATCAGCGGCCAGACGCGCGCCGCCAGCTCGACGTACTCGTCGAACTGCGCGCACAGCTTCGGGCTGATCGTTTTCAGTAGCGGATCGAGATGCGCCTCGATCTTCGGGTTGAACTCCCGTGCGGTGAGGGCTGCGAGGGAGGCAGCCATGACCTGCTTCAGCGCGGCATCGAGCTTCTGTCTCTGCTCGAGCTGGCAGGCGTTGCTGAACGCCGAGACCGAGGTCTCCATCTGGAAGAGGGCGATCTGCTTGCGCGCTTCCTCGAACTCTTCCGGTGTCACGTCCTTGAAATTCACGTTGACGCTCCTTGCATCCACAACCAGATGATCACGACCCAGACCAGGAGCGCGATCATACTGATTGCCACGTTGTGAAGCGCGTTCTGAGGCGGAGGTCTCGTACCCATTATTGCCGGGCCTGCTTCTTGGCGTGCGCCTTGGCGCGCTTCCAGGTGGAGCGGTTGGTCAGGGACCAGCCGGCCTTGAGGCGGGCTTTGACGGCGGTGTCCTTGACGCGGATCACCTCCAGGCCCTGCCCGTCCTCGAGGTTTCGCTTCATGGTCTTCATCAGATGAAGTCTGCCGGGAAGTTGCTCTCGAAGGCCCGGCACTCCGCCTTCATCAGTGCGTCGGCGTGCTGGTCGAGGATCTGGTCCACGACTTCCTTGGGGAGCTTCGTCAGGGCATCGCCGATGAGCTGGGCGAGCTGTTTGATGCTCATGTAGGCGTCGGTCGGTCTGTACTCGTTCTCTCCGAGGGACACGCAGCACTCGCGCCCCCCCTTGCTGGTGTCGAGCAGCAAGACCGAGAGGTCTTCCTTGGGGCCGACCCAGATGGTGCCCCACCCTTCCAGGCGACCGTGTTCCATGGTCCCACGCTCGATGGTGGTGTAAGTTCCTCTACACATAAGAGTCCTTTCTGTTCTAGTTCTCGTCGTCCTGCATGAGCAGCTCCGCCTCGCGGCGGACCATGCGGTCATCTGCTTGCTCGAAGAACTGCATGAGAGCCTCGAGCGCCGCTCGAGCGGCAGCTTCCGCGGCCGGCAAGAGCCGGTATGGACGTGGGCGGATCAGCGTCACGAGGTCGCAGCCCGGTGCAGCGGCCAGGAGTTCAGCCAGACGGTCACGCCTCTCGCTGAGGGTATCCATCCACCACTCGAGGCGACGTGCGACGCTCTCCACGGTGGTCGAGAGCATGTTCTTCTCAGCCCGCTCCAGGGCCCGCTCGTAGCGGGCATCCTCGGGCCGGTTACCGGGCATGCGAGACTCCTCGCAGCCGGGCGGTAGGTCCCAGCCGAATCGTTCCATGTCAATCTCCTTTCTCGCCGCTGTCGCGGCGGCAGTGTTCTTCGTGGTCGTCGCCGGCCATGAGCCAGATTCCCACCCAGGCGAGAATCAGGGCGGCGAGCCAGACGAGCGCCAGGCCGAGGATCAGGTAGGCGATGGTGGTGGTCATCACTCAGTCTCCAGCAGTCCGGTTGCGCAGGTCCTGGAAATAGTTCAGGGTTCCGCGCAGCTCGATGTCATCTGCAAGAGCATCGGCAGCTGCCTTGACGGCGGCTCGTTCCAGGTCGTCATCGGAGCTGGTAGCGGTGATCCCATAGTCCGCCGCGACCTCCTGAACGCTCCGGCTGGCGAACCAGTCACCGGCGTCCCACTGCTCTCGCGACGCCTCGACGGTCATCCACGACTCCTGCGGGTCGCTGTCGTCGCCTGTGGATCGCTCGTCGTCTGCGAGGATCGTGAAGCCGAGCCGGTGCGCCTCCGCCCGGGCATCATCGATGGTCGCGTACTCTCCGTGCGCGGTCATGCACTCGTCGTTCGTGGTGCCGAGCCATCCATCGGTGCACGGCTCGTGCGACTGGTTCTTGCATCCAGGCTTGGCCCAGATCTCCATCCGGCGTGTGTCGCCGCGCCAGTTGCCGTGGTTGTCCTTCTTGTCCGGTCCCACGTACTCGGTCTCAATCAGGTACATCATCACTCAGTCTCCTCCGGAGCCAGGCACGCACGCCCCTGGATCTCTAGCTCCGAGATCCACTCGCTGAGTTCCTCCTCGGTCACAAAGAACCAGCCAGAGTCTCCGGTCCCGTGCAGGATGCCGGAGGGGCACACTGAGACCGCGTCCCAGTTGCCCCACTCGGCCAGCGCCTGCTCCCACGTCTGGCCGCCGTCTTCGTTGGTCTCGCAGGCGTCCCAGTCCTCCCGGATCTTGAGGGCCTTAGCTGTTGCCGTCATCTTCATCAGTATTCCTCCTTCAACAAGATCGTCCCGTCAACACACCAGCAAGTGAACGGCAGCAGCTCCTCGGGAAAGTCGCTGTACCCGATGACCTGTCGCGCAAGCACCGTGGACTTGTTCGGCGTGTCGGACCAGCAGCGAGCAATCCAGCGCTGCCCATCGCTGTGGCGCGCCAGCTCCCAGACCTGGAAGTTCCGCGTTCCGGCGAGCTTCCTGCGCACCTTCGGCTGCCAGGAGCCGATGAGGTCGATCAGCCAGTAAGCGCCGCACGTCTCCGCGACGTAGCGCATGCCCTCGGTGTAGACCACGGGCAGGAAGGTGTGCCGGAAAAACTGCTCCGATCCATTCGTCTGGCGCATGTACTCAAGCACCAGCTCGGCCTTCTCGGAGCTACTCGTCATCGTGTTTTCACTCATCTCTCATCTCCATGTCTCCGTTTTCCGAATCTCGATCTCCTCGCGGAGATCCACGGCGCAGGCCCTCAGCTCGCGCTTCAGGCTCTCGTCCTCCTCGCTCCCGCTGCCCTCCCAGCTCTCGTACTCTTCCGCCGACTCCACTAGCTCGTCCAGCGAAGTCGAGACGTGCACGCGGGGCTTGCCGCTGCTGTAGGTTCTCATCACTCAGTCTCCATCATCGGAACAGGTTCGCGCTTGCGCAGCCGCGCAGCCGTCCTGATGCGGATGTCTCGCCCCGTGGCGAGGTTCGTCGCCCACCAGCCGCCGAGGTGGTGGACGGCGTAGATGCGGACCGTGGTCAGCCTGCCGCTGACCTTGGCGGTGTAGTCACCACCGAGTTCGATCTCGTGCTTGCGCATGCTCAGTCTCCTGTTGCTATCCGGTCGCCAATCCGGGTGAGGCGTAGAGGCGGGCCGGCCAGTGGAGAAATATCGCACGTCAGAGCCGACCCGCCAGGATTGCCTGTTCGGGAACGAAGACGTTCCCCCGTGCGAACGAATCTACTTTCCGAAGCTCAGGCGTCGACCACCGTGCACAATCATGCTGTGCGCAAATCGCAGATCCCCCAGCGCCACGGCTTCCTCTAACCTGATCGCGCAGGTTCCGATCCGCCGGAATTCATCCTCAGCGTAGCAGACGTCAACCATGGGTTGCGCGTTGCCAACGCAAACCCATTCACTCACAACAATTCCACCGTGAGCCGACTTCGACCGGTACAGCTTCAGAGTCGTCTCGCCGTAGCCTTCTGGGTCCTTCCAGGTCGCCGTAGCATCGGGGCCCTTGTCCAGGCTGGAAAGCGCGATCATGAAGAGGTGCGCTTTCTTCTCAGCGTAGACGACCTTTTCTTCCAACTCAGCCCGGGTCAACTTCGTTTTCATTTTTCACTCTCCACTGCTACCAGCAGCACAAGCGCTGCTCGTTGTTCGTTTCGCACAGTAGAGAGGGAAGTCGGGGCGCCCCTCGATAGGAGCGCCCCACGACGTTCAGTTGACGATCGGCATCAGCGTAGCCCTTCGGCCCAGCGCATCGTCGACATCCAGCCCGACCGGCTCGATCCCGATCGGCAGACTGTACGGGATCGGCTCGACGATCACCTTGCCGTCCACGGCACGCCGCCGCTTGAAGCCGTTCTTCTTCAGCCGCAGCTCCACGCCCTCGACGCCGAAGGCCTGAGAGATGCGCCACAGAAGCGCCGCGTTGATCTGCAAGACCAGGTCGTCGTCGGCCTTCTCTTGCCAGACCTCGCTGACATGCGGAAACGTGCCCTTGAGCGCGTCGAAGGAGACCTGACCCAGCTTCTTCGTGAGAACGGAGACGTTCCCGTTCACGGTGATGCTGTGCCCCGTACCCTTCGGCTGAGCCAGAGCCATAGTCACCGCCGCCGCCGGCAGGATTGTCTCCGGCAGCTCCAGCTCTTCGTCACTCACCGACACAATCGGCACCTCGACGGCAATCCTGCCGTCCGTTGCCCTCAGCATGCCAGCCTTGAAGTCGACCTGGACGCCACCAAGGGCGTACCGGCGGCTCGCCTCAGCATCGCAGACCTTTTCGATCTGCATTTCCTTGTAGAGTCGCATGATTCACTCTCCACTGCTACGGCAGGTCCTATTACCTGCTGTTGTTCGTTGTTCAGCTCGTGGAGAGGGATGGGTGCCCGGGCTGCACCTGCAACCCGGACCCCGAAGCATGCTCAATCGACGTCGAACAGGATCGACCCACGGAACCGGACCGTCTTCCCCATCAGCTCCAAGGTCGTATCCATGCTCGACCAGCCACTGTCGACCAGCAGCGCGTACTTCTTCCCCGCCCGCTTGCCCTTCGTGCTCGTCCGCACCACCACCGCGTCCAGGTTCACCGGGAACTCGACCGTCAGGACCTTGCCCTTGTCGTCGATCTCGGCGTTCAGGACCGGGCCGCTCGTCACTCTGTCGACCAGCTTGATCTTCGTGCTCTTGCTCATGATCTACTCTCCACTGCTACCGGTGCGCGAAATTGCACACCATTGTCTGATCTCTGGAGCATCGGAACAGGCCCGAACCAGCCCTTTTCGGGCCGATTCGAGCCGATTCCACAACGCGTTTCCCCTACCCGACCCATCCCCGAAGGGACGGTCTCCAGTTCTTCGTGCAGTTCCGCAGGCTCACGCGCCGCGGCCGCTGCATCCGGCGAACTGCTTTCTCCAGCCCGGGCCAGTACTCGGTTCCGGAAACCTCGAACTTGTCGCCGTTCACGAGCTGCACACTTCGGCCCTTCGGCCGCTGCACCAGCTCTGTCTTGCTGACCAGCTCGCTCTCCGTCCTGGAACCGTCCCTGCCGTACGTTACGATCGTCGCCATTGTCGTATCTCCATGCTACCATGCCCGTTAGGGCGGAAAAGGTGTGGGATTCCTAGCTGCTACCCTTGCAGCATCGGATTCAGGGCGTCCCACCGCTACCCCGTAGCAGTAGATTCACTAACAGTAATCCCCAAGCGCCTTTACAGACCCTTGAGCCTTACTGTCGAGCGCCATTTCCAAGTTACGCTCGCTGCCGCTTCAAGGCGGCTCTCCCAGCCCACTGGTAACCTAGGGCGTGTATTGCCGGGTCTATGTCCTCGCGCCCAACCAGCACTTGCCGGCCACTCACACCAGAGTGTCATCGGGTCCCGTCTCGGCCAGTGTGCTGGCCACGGCTCGCCCGATCGGTGCGCGATTCTGCATCTGTGGGGGGAGCCGCTGCGGACCGATCTGGGGGATCGGGAGCGGCTCGACCCTTCCGCCATCCAACAACCGGCGCCGAACGGCCCGCCAAATGCAGCATGGAACACGCACGAGGGGGGGGGTCGGTTCTGCACCTGCGCGCGGGCGCCAGGAGTCCCTTAAGTTGCCTGCTCGCAGTGGAGGGAGGGACATCTGGACGGAGGTGCGGCGGTCCTGGTTCCACGTGGAACAGGGAGTGATGGGCGGAGGGAGGGGAGCTGGGGAGCTGGTGCAGGGAGGGAGGGGTGCGGAGCTGGTGCAGGGAGGGGAGCGGAGGTGGGGAGCGGAGTTCGCCGTCCCGGGGGTCAGGTTGATGATAATGAGCGTGTCAAGTCTGAAAGGGAGGGGAGAAATGGAAAATCGTAGGTGCGACAACAAACCGCAGGTGAGGGAGAGAAAGGTGGTGGAAGTCGGACAGGAGGGGGCTGGAACTCGGACAGGTGTGGCGGATTGTCGCAGGGGTGGTTCAGGAACGGAGGCTGAGAGGGGGTCAGGATGGTACGGTATGGGTGTGGTGATTTGTCGCAGGCAGGAATGGAAGGCGGACAGGTTATTTGTGGAACTCGGACAGGTGGGGCTGGTAGGTTGTGGGCAGCTGGCGCGGCGGTTGGAGAGAGGGCTGGCTGAATGACCGACCAGGACGACCGGCGGCTGACGCGGATTGAGGGGAAATTGGACACGCTGGGGGAGCTGCTGATCAAGACGACAGCGAGCTTGGACAGTCACATGGTGATGGAGGACGAGCGTTTTCGTCCGCTCGTGAGGAGCCTGGAGCACATCAGCCGAATCGGCACGGACATCGCCCTGCTGAAAGCGGCGGAGGAGCGGCAGACGTGGTGGAACCGGAGCATGGTGCTGGCGATCCTGGGGATCGTGGCGACGTGGATCGCAAGCAAGCTGAAGGGGTAGGGGGCGCGCCGTCGGAGTGGGACGATCAGGCGTCTGAGCAGCGCGTATCCATCCAGTAGCCGCAGCGCTTGCAGATCCAGCGGATCCATTCCTCATCGAGTCCGAGGTCGGGCGGGTTCAGTGGACCGGGCGGCGGGCCGCCGTAGGATGGGAAGACCGCCTTCGTCAAGAGCTGGCGACGGAGGTCCGTCGAGTCGCACTTCGGACACTGCTCGTTCTGGGGGAAGTTCGGGAGCGTCATGGGGTTCCTTTCGGGTTGTCGATGGCGGTCATCTCCTTCATCACGCGTATGAGCATAGCGTCGATCTCGTGGATCTTCTTGGCGGCGAAGTGCAATTCCGCATCCTTGCGCTCCTCGAGCTGGCTGATGTACATCCGGAACTCTCCGTAGGTTCCCTCACCGGACCCGTCCATGCAGCTATGCCGGCAGAGGAAGCGAATGCCGGACTGCTGGTCTCGCTCGAGGTGGGTGGGGTAGGGGTGATCCAGCGGAAAGTAGCACAGGGGGCAGAGTTCCTTGTCGTCCATCACTCCTCCTCGACCGGCTCATCCGGCTCCACCCACGGGACCTCGCGGAGCGTCGCCCCGCAGTAGCAGCAGAACTTGAAGCTGTCGTCGCTCATGTTGCCTCCCTCACCGAGCACGCGCTCTTCGGTTTCCAGACGGCAGCGACGTGCCGCGCCAACGTGAATGGAATGATCGCGATCATGGCCGAGGCGGCCTTGCGCTTGGATGACTTCGACGAACTCGTCCTCGATATGCTCGAGCTTTCGTGAAACCAAGTGCCGCCTTGATTGATCGCTGAATCCCGGAAGCACCCGGAGCCGTTTTCCTTGTAGTCCGGCCGGCCGTACTTGCTCCAGTCGAGTCCGCCGACCTTGGCGCGCTTTGTGGGTTGCGGCATCAGCGCCGGAACGTCTCCCCACAGGTAATAGCTCCCGTAGTGCCACCGGGCACGACCGACCCACTTCTGAGCGCCGCATACGTTCTCGACGACCATCGGGATCTTGCGGCCCGCCGCCCCGCACGCCTCACGCTGGATGCGGAAGCACGCCTCGAACAGCGAGTTGTCGGGAGGCGGTAGCGCCTTGGCGCGCTTCCACGGCATCGCGCGATAGCTGTACGCCTGGCAGGGCGGGCTTGCGACGATCAGCGCGGCGTCCTTGAACTGCGCACCGTGGAGCGTGAGCACGTCCTGGAGCACGAGCTGCGCAGGATACTCGTGGTCACCGTACTGGTGCCGTTCGACGTCGAAGCCGACTACCCGGTAACCTTCTGCGAGGCCACCTTGAGCCCACCCGCCCAGGCCACAGAAGAGGTCTATCATCAGAGGTTTCACGCCTCCCTCACGGATTCATCCATGTCGATCCGAGCATCAGCCGCCCGCTGATCTCATTCCCGCCACCATCGTGGTACGCCTTGACCGGAAAACGATCTGACGCCATCGACCCATTGTTCCTCCCGATCGGGTTGAGATCGACCGCAACCGGGTTGCGCCCAGCGGTGTAGGTGCTGCCTTTCGAATAGAGCCGCTCGACGGCGGAGATCTTGACGAGCGAGCGGTCGCCCTTGTCTGCTGGCATGAGGAACTCGCTGCCAACAACGAGGACGTCCCCGTTCGGCGTGCCGGGCTTGTTGGGGTTGCCCTCCTCGTACTCGGGCCAGATCACGATCGCCCCGGTGCCCCCGTGAGTCGGGTCGTCAAAACTTACTTTCGTCCGCTCGATGAGCGTGCGGCCCTGCTGCCCGCTAATCGTGATGGCCGATCCGCCATCGCCAAGGCAGACGTTCTTGATCTCTGTGTCGAGGAGATGGAGCCTCCCGGTAGACGGCCGCCCGTTGTTCTCGTTGATGCGGGCGGTGCACTGGACGGCGGTTCGGCCGCAATTCTGAATCAGCGCGCCATGGATCGACACGCCGAGCGAGCCGGAGTTGTGAAGGTAGAAGGCGTGCTCCCAGCAGATGTTCTCGACGCCGCCGCCGCGCCACAGAAACCCCGATGCGCGGTTGCCGAGGACTCCCCACTTGCTTTGGTAGCCCGTGCGGGCCTGGTGGTCCCAGCCGCCGTTGATCCAGCAGTTCAGGAAGGTGTGGTTCTCGAAGTCCTCGTCCTGGCCGACGTGTTGGTGAGCGTTCATTAGATACATGATCGCGCTTCGGTAGCCTGCCTCGATCTGGATCCCCTCGAAGACGATGTCCCTGTGAGTGTCCGGGTACGTGAAGCCGAGCGTATCTCCTCCGCCGGTGCGGTGGATGGTGACGACGCCGTCCTTGCTGGCTTCGGCCGTGAGCGGGTGGGCGCTGCCGTTGATGCCGCGGAGCAGCGCGGGCCGCATGTTGCGGGTGATCCCTGGAGGCGGGTAGCGACCGGGCGTCAGGAATGCCTGGCATCCGACGTCGCCCTCTTCGAAGAGCCACTTGATGGGGTTCGGACCCTCGTAGACGACAGAGGTGTCGTGCTTCACGTCGTTCGGGGTTGCGATGTACTTGGTTGTCATCAGCGGGTCTCCTCGGTGATCTGGTGCGGGAGCTTGAACGTGGTGTATGCGGTGTGGACGGTGTAGGCGTAGGCGGTGTATGCGGCGGAGGCTGCGGAGGCGCAGGCGGCTTGTGCGGACTCGTGCCACAGGATCCAGTCCATGGAGCCATCGCACGCCCCGAGGGCGTCAATGCGGGACTTCAGCGCCAGCATCCGCTTGTTGGTCGTGCTAGTCGGCATTCGGGGCTCCTACAGGAGTTTCTTGTTCGGCGGGATCGGAAGGATCACCTCACGGCCCCGCAGGTCGCGAGGGGTGGCTATGACGATGATGAGCTGCGGCGGCAAACCATTGTGAGGGATGAGCGGTATTGCCTCATACTGCCAAGCGCTCATGACTCCGTGGCCGATGATCATCTGGTTAGCCTTGGGTCCCAGCAGTCCTTCGATCATGGTGTTGGTGCGGATCAACATCTCTTGCGGATCGAGTCCGTGTGACTTGCACCAGTCCGTTGCGAGTCCCAGCACATGCATGGGAAGTCTATCGGTCATTCGGGGGCTCCTTTCGCAGGCTTGTTCCTCATGTCGGACTCCAGCACGTCCAGCAGCCGCGGCCAGAGCGTGAGTTCCACCTGCGCGATCTCGTGGTCCGCCGCTGCCGTGATGTCATGCCGCATGCGCATGCGCAGGCGTAACCCGATGACTTCCTCGTGCAGCGCGGTGTAGAGGGCCTCAGTCCTGCGCTTGCTGAGCTTCATCGCTCCCCCTTCGGCGGGTCAACAAATGGAAGCCCCAACGCCTCAGAGCAACACCGCTGAGGCTCATCACTCTGGAAAAAACCGTTGATGATACGATGGCACTTGGGACACTCCATGTCCCCAGGCATGGGACGATTGCGGCGCTCAGCATCGCGTCCCTGAAGAGCATCGCTTAGGTTGTCAATGTCAGTTTGATTCATTTCGGCGGGTCCGGCTTGATCTGCGGCCCCTCGTGTATCTGCATCCAGTGCTGGAGCGGAATGAGAAGCCCACCCGGCGAGCTGCTCGGGACGGGCACGACGATGACCCCCGGGCGGTCCGCCGGCGACGTGCCGCGGATGAGGAAAATCACCAAGAAGATGCACGCCAGCTCGGCGGCGGCGCGCAGGAGCAGGCGGTTCTCGGATCGGGTCTCGGTCATGGCTTGGGCTCCTTTGGAGTGTCGCGGTCCAGCAATTGAAGGAGCAGCCCCCTCCACGCCTCTTTCTCAGCTAGTTGGTCAGCCTTTATGATGGCCTTTGCTATCCCATCCAACACACCCTGTCGGTCGAGGGCGGCAATGTCTTCAGCGGTGGTCATGGCTTGGGCTCCAGTAATGCGCGGATGCGCTTTGCGATCTTCCGAGCCGCCCCTGCGGAGATCACGCGTTGCAGTACATGTGGCATGTTGTGGCCCTTTAGCTGATCGAGCAGATCGCTCCACGCCGCTTCTTCGGCCAGTTGGTCAGCCTCGACGGCAGCTTCCTCCAGCGTGCGCTTGCGAAGTTTGCGGAGGCGGCCGAGGGCGGTGTAGCCATTGAAAACAGTTATCTGTCCAGGCCGTTTCGGAGCAGACCACGTGTATGCTAGATCCAACGCCGCCCTGATCGCCTCGAGGTCTTCAGCGGTGGTCATGCCTTGGGCTCCTTCAACCGCTTCTTCAGCTTTGTGATGACTCCGCGCAAAGCGGCATTGCTGCGCACCAAGCGATCAGCCCTTTCAAAATTCCAGTTGCTCTGCCTGGCGTAGAGGTCGCGTTCGTGGATCAGGTCGGCGTAGCTGCCGGACATCGTTTCAACGGCATCGGCAATCCGTTGGAGCGACCCGGCGTTGATGTGCTCAATCGAGCCGCTGCCGTTCCATGAAGACTTCGAGCTTTCGCGCAGAGTGGTCATGCCTCGCCCTCCTCCACCAATCCGCGCAGGCGCGTCTTCAGCTCTCCGAGCGGCCCCATCGCTCCGACCATGTCCGCCGCAGCATCCATCCACGCAACAGCCGCGCGGAGATCCTCAGCGGGCACCGCCACCTCGCCGGGCGCGAGAGCGCGATACCCGTCATGAAATATCTCGAGCACCGCCACCTTCGATTTCCGCAGCCGCTCCAGCTCGCCGAGGAGGGTGACAATCATGTCGATCTCCTCGGTCTCGTGTACATAGAACAGGCGGTGCTTGAGTGCCTTCCGCGCCGCGTCGATGTCGGTCACTTGAACTCCCTCCGTTTCCTTTTCTGCCCGATCCTCCGAAGCGTCAGAAGTGCGGCAATCCGAATCGCCGCAGCACCCGACCTCGGAATCACCTCAGCCTCATCCGAGGCCATCTCTCTGAGCAGCCTCTCCCACTGCTTTTCAGCCTCGATCACCAGCGTCTTCGGGAACCGGACCATCGTCTGTGGTGTTTTCATGCCACTACTCTACAGCATACCGCTGAGCAACGCCAGACGAAAATCTCGATTTCACGATCCGCCGCGGTAGGATCTCCGGCATGAAAGACTACTGCACGCTCGCGCCCGACTTCGACATCGGCTGGGCCTGACGTCTTCACGACGAAGGGTATCTGCTCGACGTCTCCGGATGGTCCATCTGGCTGAAGGTATGGGAAGACATCAAGCTGGGCTGGAGGATCGCAACCAGCCCGGCGCCCATCGTGTTGCCACCCATTACCAGGCTGGTCAACCGGCTTGAGCACATCCTCATCGGGATCATCTACTTCTACGGGGTGAGCGTCTTCGGCTGGCCGTTCTGGTGGAACTGCCGACCATACCTCAGCTCGAGGTCCAGGAAGCGACGACTCAGGAAATCGAGAACATGAAGACCTTGGTGCTGCTCTTCACGCTGGTCGGGTGCGTGTCGCCCGGGACGGAGATCGAGATTGAACGCGATCCCACTACCGGAGCAATCGCGGCGCACCTCGAGCGCGGCTGGCTCGCCGGGCCCGTGGACATCACCGCGGACTACACGGCGCCGGATGGAACGAAGATCAGCTTCCGCTGGCTGGCGGACGTGAATCTCGACGCTGCCGCGCGCGCTCGAACGCGTGATCAGGAGATTCTTCAGAAGGCTCTGGAGCTGGCCGCGACCCTCGGGGCTCGGCCATGAGGAGTTCCAGCCTCCCGACCTTCTCGTAGAGAAGCTGGATCTGCTGTTGAACTTGCAGCTCGATCCGCTTGCGGTCCGCAACGTCGAGCACCCGGACCAGGTCATCGACGGGAATGGTTTCTTCACCACCCTGCTTGGCTCGCTGAACCAGAGACATCATCCCGATGAAGAGCGGATCGACGGTACCCTGCTGTTTCTCGTTCATTGCATGCCTTCCATCTTGGGGATGTGCGTCTCTCTCTGAACACCTGACGAAGTCACCTGATCCCACACATGGCCGCCCCCGCCAGGAGTTGCTGAAACCATCCGAGGCTGGATCTCCTGGCTCGGAACCGAGACGTCACGCACGCCGATGATCGCCCCGGTCTCCGGGTGATGTACCTCTCCGCTCTGCGTGTTCAGGATCGTTCCGTCGTTGAGATACCGGAACCCGGCAGCGAGTGCCGGCCTGTTGTCCTGCTGCTGCTGTTGCGGCGGCGCTACCTGCTGCGGGCGCTCGCTGTAGTTCACGCTCTGCCCCGCGTCCATCCCGCAGAACTGCGCGTAGCCGTGTGCTCGGTTGCCGAGTTCGCGCATCTCCGACTGGGTCGGAATGGCGCCCCCGTCCATGCACTCATCGAACCCTTTCGTGATGGCGAGGAGTTCACGAACGCAACCTCGCAAGTAGACGAGCCGTTCGTGGTTGTTCTCGAACTGCATGCTAAACCTCCCTGACTATTTCAAAAGGCGGGGCCGGCCTGGCGCGACCAGCCCCGCGGAAAGGCCCGGCGCCCTCCCAGGATCGTGAGACCCTGACGGAGAGCATGTCGGCGTTACTTGAGCTTTTCAATCGTCGATCCACGGATTTTCGAGAGCGTCTCCTGGAAGTGCGTGAGGCTCTTCCCGATCACGGAGGGGTCGCTCGTCGCAGACATCGTGTCCTTCTGGAGGAGCAGCGCTCGAGCCGTCTCTGCCTCTTCGCCTGACACCTTGCCTTCTCGAATGGCTTGGGAGCCATGCTGTGCGAGCATCTTCTCAAGGGCCAGCTCCTCGAGGAAGCTCGACCCTCTCGGGATCCTCTCCCTCACGGCCGCCATGACCTCCGAGATCGAGGGGAACCACTTGTGCGTGAGAGGCAGTTGCAGAATTGCCTTCTTCACGAGTTCGTAATCGAGGGCGAGGATGTAGACCGAGTACGCGTGCAACGTGCTCGGCTGCACTTCCTTGTCGTAAGCCCCCATGAGCATCGTGATGAGTTCCATTGCCTGGTCTGGTTTCACAGTCGTTCCTCCGCTTGCCGTACGAGTTCCGTCAGGCGCGCCGCATCGCTCGCCGTCATCTTGCCGTTCTTCCCATGGCTCCCGTTCTTCCGGTTGCCCGTGACCGCGCACTGGTCGTGGTGTCGCGAGAAGGTCAGGAAGTCCGGCGCCCCGTCCGACATCCAGCCCGGCGGGTCCAGGCAGCAGTTCTCCCACCGGCGGGCCACCTCCTCGACCCCGAGCGCCGAGGCGAGCCGCTTCGCCTGGGCGGAGTGCCCGGCCGACCAGACCATCTTCTGACCGTTGGTCACCCGCTCGAAGAGGGCCTCGACCTGGAGGCGGAGCAGGTGGCCGGGGGTTGGTACAGGCTCTGAGTTCTTCGGTTTTCGGGGCGGCTTCTGACGGACCAGCTCCGACGTAGTCGGAGAGGAGATACCAGTCTTCTGGTATCTCTTAGTACGGGCCGGGCCGGGAGCAGCGTTACAAGGAGTGTCTGTAACGGCGTTACAACGGAGTTTCTTGACGCGCAGATTGGTTGCCTGGCGTCGTCGTAAGACGCTGTCTTTGCTCTGGATGTGTTCTTGCCAGCGAGGAATGAACCATCCTCCATCTCGCGCCAAAATGGCACCACAAGCCAGTAACCTTTTGACGCCTCTTTGTCGCGATCGTGTCGCGATCGTGTCGCATGCGTGTCGCATCGCGCCGGTCGAAATGACCCCGTTCGTGAGGTGGTACGAGGAGTAGGCGAGGAGGGCTTGGTAGAGGATGATGGCGCTGGGCGTCATCTCAAGAACCATCGGGTCCTTGAGGAATTGGTCGTCGTACTTGACCCAGGTCATGCCCCCACTCCCCGGTTCGATCGAATGCGGTTGACGGGCGCTTTTTTCAAGCTAGTCTTCATCTTCTCGAGTCCTTCTGTGGGCGGGTCCGGAACTGTTGACGAAGCCCGGGCCCGCCCTTTTTTCGGGGTTGACCGAAGCCTACCATCGGTTCGTGGCAGATCAACCGATGACGTTGCCGGATTCTCTAAAGCGCCTGTCACCGAAGGTGCTACAGGCGCTGACTTCGCCCGGCGTTCTGGAAGCTCTCACCGCGCCCGCTTCCGCCAAGAAGTTCGCGGCCATGTACAAGGGGCGGACGCAGAGCGAAGACGGGAAGGTTCTCGACTTCTACAGCTTCACACCGCGCCCGAAGCTCCACTACCAGAACTACATATTCCGATCAAAGGCCCGGCTTATGGCGCTTGTCGGCGGAAATCAAATTGGCAAGACTTTGTCGGGAAAGCGCTTCGTCGTTGCGCACTTGCTTGGCTCCGATCCGGTGATGAATCCTGGTGTGCAGTACCGGACGCCCTCCAAGGTCTGGGCCTTCACGAAGGGACACTTGGTCGAGGGGCTCTTCGAGGAAATCCTTGAGATGATCCCGCCGCAGGAGATCGTTCCGAACGGAATTCGGCGCACGCTCGGCAAGCAGCGGATCAAGTTGAACAACGGATCCCTGCTTGAGATGAAGTCGCACGACCTGGACCGAGAGGCGGTGCAGCAGGCGAAGTGCGACATCGTGTGGTGGGATGAAGAGGGACCGAAGGACCACTGGCTCGAGTTGTGGGTGCGCCTTGCTGCGCGCGGTGGTGTCTTCCTGCTGACCTTGACGCCCGTCCGTGGCACGATCTGGTTGCACGACAAGCTCTACAAACTCGAGGAGAAGTACAGGAACGCACTGAGCGGAAAGTTCGCTTGGTTCAGCGCGGCGATGACCGACAACGACACGCTCGACCAGGATGTCGTGAAGACGATCATCCAGGAATGCGCGGACGATCCTGACCAGCTCGACATCCGCGTTAAGGGCATCTACCGGGTGCTCTCCGGATCGGCGCTCTACCCGCAGGAGTCGCTCGAGTACCAGCACGAGGTCTACAAGCGCGCGGAGCTGAAGCGGATCAACTTCGATTCCTCCGGGAACTTCTTCCTGGACCCGGACTCGAGGAACCACTGGAAGATCTGGGAGGACCCGGTCCCTGGCTGTGGCTACGCAATCGGCGCCGACATTGCCGAGGGCGGCGAGAAGAGCGACTACTCTTCGGCGCACACCGTCAAGGTCTCGAACAACCAGGTCGTCGCGACCTGGCACGGGCACGAACAGCCGGACGTTTTCGGGTGGGAGTGCCTGTTCGCCGGCCGCCTCTACAACAACTCGATCATCGCCCCCGAGGTGAATAAGCAGGGGGGGGCTTTCCTGGCGGTCTTGAAGGAGGCGGCCTACCCGGCGATCTACCAGCGCACCGTTCTGTCGGGCAAGATGGCTCACTTCCTTGGAACCTATGGGTGGTCGACCGACAAGTTCAGCAAGCCGAAGGCGGCGCTCGAGCTGCGCCAGCTCCTGCTCAAGCGGCAGATCGCCATCCCGGACGGGGGGACCCTGGAGGAGCTGGCGAACTTCCAACGGGAGCGGAAGGAGCGGCCGCGGTCGTTTGGGTACTCGGCTGTGACCGGGCACGACGACCGGGTCATGTCCCTGATCATCGCTATCCAGGCCACAAAACAGGGAATCATTGGCTCGCATCCACAGAGGGGGTTGGTGTATGGTGAGGCCGGACAAGATCCTGCGGAGCGCTGGCGCGCCGAGTTGGAGGAGTCGTACGAGAACCCGAAGCCGAGCAAGCGGTACGCGCACTTGTAGGAGACGGACATGCCGCGGGCGAACCAGGTACGGATCCACCACCACGATCAGAACGACGGGTTTGTAGGTGAGCTTGATGCTTTAGGCACAGCCTCGGCTGTTGCGCACACCCATGGCGAACGGGACGGCGGAGCTGGGGTTCTCGCAGCCAGAACATTCAGTTCAACCGCAAAGGTGTTCGGACCTCTTCAGCCCGGCGAGTGGGAGGCGGTTATCACGCTGAGTACCACGCCAGGAAATGCGATGAGTGGGATCGTGAAGTTCTGCCAAACGGCAGTGGCGTCATCAGCCCTTGCCGCACACGATGCTTTTGTTCCAGGGAGCACCAGTGGTGCTTTGGGCGTGTTGCGACTGCCTTTTTCTGTGATTCCAGGGAAGCAATTCATTTCGTTTGTTTCGTCAGGAGTCAATACCATGAAGGTGACACTCAGGAGGCTGAAGACCCGCTGATGCCAAGAGCGAACCAGCTACTCATTTACCACCACGATCGGAACGATGGGTTCGATGACGAACTCGCAGTCACCGGAGCGGCATCCATCGAGACCCACACGCACGGGCAAGTGGACTCGGACGGGATTGGCGGTGGGCTGACAACCCGCTTATTCAGCAACACTGCCGTCATCGTCGGCCCGCTTCAGCCTGGTGAATGGGAGGCCGTGTTTGCCGATGACGGCGGCCTGGGTGGGGCGATGGGAGCGGTCATCAGCTTCTGTCAGACGAGTACCCGCGTCGCTGCGGACGCTACGGATGATGCTCTGATCGGGGCCGATCTCGGGATCAACCCATCGCTGCGGACGCTTTTGTTCTCTGTGACCCCGGACAAGCGATACATCTCCTTCGTTGCGTCTGCTGCGGTCAACATCCTCTACACGCTCAGGAGGCTGAAGACCGCCTGATGGAAGTTCTCGTCATGGCTTGTGTCTACACCGCTGTGCTCACCGGGATCTTCGTGTTCCTGGTGATCTCGATGCAGCGGTCGTGGGCTGAGCGCGTGAGGCTTCAGGACGAGCTTCGTGCGGCCGAGGTCGCTCGGATTCAGCGTGCGTTCGAGAAGTCCCAGGAGCAGTGCCATACGGCGTACGCTGCTCTCCTCGCATCAGGGGCCCGTGGCGTGGCTCCCTGGAGCGTTCCCCTTCCCCACCAACCGGTTCCCGGCGGACCGCCTCAGAAGTTCCCGATGGGGAACGGCAACCTGGCCTACTCGGCGCGCAAGCCGACGGGTGCAGGAATGCCGTCCCACTTCGCGAACGAAGAAGGCACCGGGTTCCGCTATGCCTCTGGGTAGACCGAGCTTCAAGATCCACCCGACCGGGTACTACGGGAACATCGACGTCGGGGATTCCCCGCTCAACGAGAGAGGGGACGGTCAGCCTCCCGACATGGGGGGGATGGGCGGCGGCCGCGGCGGCAGCGGTCCGGGGGCCGTGTACGGGGAGGGTGGGTCGGACATCATGTCCCAGCTCGGACAGAAGCTGGGGGACATGATGTTCGACGAGCTGAAGACCGGGAAGGGAACGAAGTACCTCTTGGACGAGCTGTTCCCGAAGGGTGACCGCGGGTTGGAGCCGTTCAATTTCGAGGCGGAGATGGGGCCGGATGTTGCGGGGGGGCTGCGTGAGACCCGGCTCGGGATGGGCGACACGTTTCCGAGTATCGAGGGGCCGCTCACGGAGGGGCAACAGGCGATCTACGATGCGGGGATCCTGGGTCCCGAGGGGCCGACGCTTGGGCCGCTGGGATCTACCTCGACCTCGGCATCTCCTGCATCGACGCTCGGCGCTGCGGTTCCTGACGCAACGATCGCCGGACTCTACGATGCGACTGGCAGCCTGTCGTCCATTGGTGCGGCAGGGGCGCCGGCGACCTCGGCGGCCGCGCCGGCGCTTGCTGAGCTGGGTGCGAGTGCTGGTGCGGGAACTGCTGGCGCCCTTGGGGCGACGGGGGCTACTGGGGCCATGGGCGCAACGAGCGCCTTGGGCGCCACTGGGGCTGGAGCTGCTGAGGTTCTTGGTGCAACGGGAGCTGGGGCGGCTGGGACTCTTGGGGCTACGGGAGCGGGGGCAGCCGGAGCAGCAGGAGCTGCTGGAGTCGGAGCTGGTGCAGCTGGTGCAGCTGGTGCTGGCGCTGGCCTAGCTGCCGGCGCGGTTGGTGGAGCGGCTACGGGTGGTCTTGCTCTTGCTGCCATGCTTGCCTCAAATGCAGTTATGGGAGAGGGGAAGCTTGGGAATGAGTCCAACAGGATGTCTTCTGGGCAGCTTCCGGCATTCATGCTCAAGCCGGGCACGAACGAGCTTGCCCCTCGATCTCAAATGGCCTACCAGGTGGCGGATACCTTTGAAGACAAAGGTCACATGTTTGGACTCTTCGAGAATTCTGGCATTGGCGAGCCCTTCCGCGCCTTAGGGAAGCACTCGGAGCTTGCAAACCAAGTTCTTCCAAGTCCCACCCGCATGGGTGGTCTCATGCTTGGACCAAAGTACCAGCGCACCGTTGAGTCACTTCCACAGTCGAAACTGTTCCAGTATGGCCCTCCGGAACAAGCTGGTGGTGAAAGCGGACTCGGCGCGATCACGCCTATCTCTGGTGGCGCTTTTGGTAAAGCCCCACCCATTCGGGACACAAGTGGCCTCAACGTCGGTAGCGCTCTTGGCGGTGCTCCTGGTAGTGCCACTGGTGATCTCGGTATGTTCGGTGGTGGAAGTGCCATGAGCATGGGTCCTGTCGGCGGTGCCGGCATGTTCGGTGGTGCCGGCGGTGCTGCTGGCGGCGGCGGCTTCTTGAGCGAACTCTTCTCGAGCCTGTGATGGTGAACCTCCGCGAGATCCAGGTCCGTTGCCCGCGCTGCGGCGGGGGACTCTCTCACCGCGGAGAAGGCTCGTCCTCTCACTCGTGCGGAACACGGCTCGCCGTGACCCGCATCGGGGATCTCGGTTTCTGCGTGCAGCTCAAGGGCGCCTCTCGCTCACGGGCCGCCTTCGTCTACAAGGACGGTGAACTCAGGAGGTCCACATGACCCAGGTTCGTACGGGCTTCTTCAACAAGCGGTGGTACTACGAGAAGTCCACGGTCGTCGTGGCCTCCGGGGCTGGCACGCTCGCGATCCTTTTCGCCGAGGCGTTCGGTGGGGTTCCTCACGTCCACGTCCTAGCGCCACGCGGATCGGATGGAACGTACACTGCGGCCAGTGTGACGAAGACGGGCTTCACCCTGACCGTCGCTTCAGTCACCGATGCGGACTACGACGACCAGGATGTCGAGGTTCTCTGGTTCGCGCACGAGGAATACTGATGCCGGTCTCCCTCGATTACATGCCGACGAGCAAGGGGCGCTCTCCAGGGCGACCTTCGAAGAAGGGTGCCGAGGAGCGCGGCATGAAGCTCCTGCGCGACGTGATCCGGACCCAGGAAGACGGGCTCTACGACATCCACGCCGAGTGGTATGAGCAGATCCAGTTCGTGAGCGGTCTTCAGCACATGTTCTTCCACAAGGGGATCGGGCGCACCGTGCCCTACCCCCAGGCGGACGACCACCGCGTGCGGATCGTCTACAACGAGGTCCTCCCCATCGTCGAGGGCCAGCAGGCCCTGCTCCTCTCCCGCGACCCGAAGCGCAAGGTGGTGCCGTTGACCGACAACGAGGACCTGATCGACGCCGCGGAGTTCGCCAACGGTTTGCTCGACTGGGCGGTCGAGTACCACACGATCGAGGAGGTCGCGATGGACGTGGCGAGCTGGTTGGCCGAGACCGGCAATGCCTTCATCCACGTCGGCTGGGATCCGACCAGCGGCAGAGAGATGCAGCTTTCCGACGGGTCCTCGTTCTTCGAGGGCAATCCGATCCTCGAGGCCGTTCCTCCCTTTCAGATCGGAATCCATCCGCACGCCAAGAAGTTCGAGGACTCGCCTTACTGCACGCGCCAGTCGCTCATGCCCAAGGAATGGCTCGAGGCCTTCAACAAGAAGGCGGCCGACCAGCTCGGCGAGCAGAACCAGGTGACGGGCGGCCCGGGTTCCTACGAGCTGGAGCTTCTGAACTATCAGCCGCGCAGCCGAAACGGCGTCGGCTACGGCTCCATCGGCGCGATGGTGGGGGACGTCAAGTCGTTCTTCACGCTCTGGCAGCTCTACCTGGTGCCGACCGTCGAGTACCCGGACGGTCTGTTCATCATGGCGGCCGGCATCGGGAACCAGCCAGAGGTCCTCGTGCACTACGGTCCGAACCCGTACAAGCGCCTGCCCTTCGTCCACTTCAAGATGCTGAACCGGCCGGGGCGCATGCTCGGGGATTGCTACGTTCCGCACCTGATGCCGGCGAACCGGGCGTTCAACCGGTTCAACGGGCAGCTCATCGAGAACGGGAACTTCATCGCGAACCCGATGCTGTTCGTCCCTCACTCGATCCCCGGCGAGCTGGTGACGAACATCCCCGGCGAGAAGATCCCCTTCCGGGACGGCTTGCAGACCCCTCCGTTCTACCTGACCTCGCCGCCCCTGCCGCCCTATGTGATCGACGCCAGGAACACGGCGCGGGAGTACATGGCCTCGCTGGCCTCACCGGTCGGGCCGGACTCGGACGACATGGCGTCCCGGGCGACCTCCGGGATTCAGCTTTCCCTGATCGAGGAGATGCGCAGCCGCAAGGTGGCGCCCATGATCCGGCGCTGGGAGCTGGCCTGGGAGAAGGTCTGGAAGCATTACCTGCTCACCTGGGCTCAGTTCCAGAGGGTTCCCCGGGAGATCAATGCGCCGACCGCGGCCGGCGACTACCGGGCGGCGGTGTTCCTCGAGACGATGAACCTCTCCCAGATCCAGGTCAAGGTCGAGCGGTATTCGGCCATGCCGACATCGCGCGTCGCGACCTTTGCCGAGTGGGTGGAACTCGTCAAATCGGGTGCTGCGGACGTGCAGACCGACATGGAAATGCGCCGGCAGATGTTCGACGACATCGGCAAGGGGCACATGGTCCGGGGCTGGAAGAACTTCAATGCCGACATGGAGAAGGCCAGGCGGAATCTCCACGCCATCCGGTCCGGTCAGCAGGGCAAGGGGCCTGAGCAGTTCGACGACCTGGACGCCCACCTGTCGGTGTACTCGGCCTTCCAGAAGACGGCCCAGTTTGACGAGTGGATCCGGCAGAATCCGGCGGGTGAGCAGGAGTTCTGGACGATTGTAAATGCATTTCAGTCCTTGAAAGACCGGCAGGAACGCGCCAGACTCATGCAGGCGATGATGCTGCAAGGCGGCGGCTCCGGAGGCGGCTTCCCATTCGAGGGGGGTCCGGAGGGCGCAGCGGCGGGGCCCATGGGGGTCCAGGCGGCGGCAGAGACGTTCCAGCCCGGCGCACCCCAGGGTGGTGCAAACCCCACGACAACTCAGGGATTCGGTAATGCGCCGAATCCGTACGTTCCTTCGGGACAGGCGTCGCCCGATGCGGGCTTGATGGCGTAGGAGGTTTTGAACATGTCGCTCGGGATCACTGTCACGAAGAAGATCAAAGAGGGGTACCAGCACTTCGGGCAATTCAGGGCGGTGCTGTGCGACATCAACATCAGCACGTCCGCCTACTATATCCTGCACACCGGCTTCATCGTGAAGCCGATCGACTTCGGGCTGAAGAGCATCGTGGGGATCCACATCCTGAATGCCGTGTACGACTTGGCGAGCACGCCGCTCGGCTACAAGGTCAACGGGAACTCGCCGATCACGTCGGATGCTCAGACGGACGGAGCACCGACCACGCTCCGGATTGCCCTGTCCGATCTTTCCGGTCTAGCTGCGACGGACTACCCGAACGGGTATGTCGGGCAGGACATCAATGCCTACGACGCGGCGGACCCGTTCGTCGCGTCGTACGCGAAGATCATCTCGGACGACTCGGCTGCGCCTTCGATCTGCGTCCCGGACCGCGTGTTCACTTTCACGCCGGCGGCGGGCGACCGGGTCGTTCTTCCGAACATGCACGCCATCCGTTGTTTCGAGCCGGGCGGAACGGAAGAGGCTCTTGGTACCCCTGGCGCGGCTTACGACATTCGAGCGCTCGTGCTCGGGAACTGACAGGAGACTGAATCATGGCCGATATCGGTGCAAGCGACGTCACGATCAACATCACCGGAGCGGGTGAGCTTCGGACTCCCATCAACCAGTACGTCCCGGTGGGCGAAAACCTGCGGTTCGCGTACGGGGTTCTGCACATCGACACGAACACGAACCCGACCTATGCAACCGGTGGGATCCCGCTGAGCGCTGTCTTCACCGACGCGATTCTCGGGCTCGACATCTCGCGGGCGCACTTCGTGTTCTTCTCGAGCAATGGCCTGCACGAGGCAGTGGCTGCAACCGGAGTTCCGGTGCTGACCTACATCCTGACGCCGGTCTACGACAAGGCGAACAACAAGCTCATGGCGATGATGGCGAACGCCGACGCAGCCGCTCAGGGCGAACTCGAGGAGGCTGCCAACGCCACCAACTTCGACACCGTTTTCTCGATCGGCGCCGCCGATGAGGTGCGCTGTGAGTTCTTCATCGTCGGTCCCGAGCCGTACCCGACCTAACCAAGACTGACCGTCACCCGGCAACGGAGGCATCATGCCAAGTCCTTTCGCACAACCAGGAAGTCAGCAGGGCGCGCCGACGGGCGCCCCTGCGGCGCACAAGACGTCCTTGCAGTACTCCGACCCTCGGATCCTGAGCGGTGACCCGCTCGCTCACGAGACCGAGGAGCAGAGCCGGAACGCCCTCTTGGCCGCCATGAACGCGGCCGAGCAGGGCGCCTCGCCGGAACAGATCGCCCAGCTTTCCGGGACCTATGCTCCGTCCGACCCGGGTCCCGGTCAGTTCTACGCTCAGGCCCCCGCCGCCCCGGCACCGAGTTCCTCGCAAGATCCCGCTGGTTCTCCCTCCAGTGACGCGCCGGGGCCGCTGGGGGCCCCTTTGTTCAGTGGCCCTATCCCGGGTGTTCCGGCCCCTGGCCAGCCCGGGTACACGCCCGGGCAGGGTGAGTCGGCTTCCAAGATCAAGGTCGGCGAGAAGGAGTACACCCCGGAGCAGATCCAGCAGATGGCGGACTTCAACGCCAGGCGTGAGGAGATCCAGTCCGGGCTCTACGCTCGCCTGAACGAGATGAAGACCATGGCGACGAACGTCGAGAACGCTCAGCGCCAGGCCGAGGAGGCCACCTACCAGGCCCAGCTCCAGATGCAGCAGTCCCAGCAGATGCAGGCCTGGGCGGCTCAGAACCCGGAGCAGTTCGCGGAGTGGGCGGCCACTCAGACTCAGGCCCCCATGGGTGGGCCGGCATACGCCGGCATGACCCCGCAGCCGTTTTCCCAGGCGAAGCCCCAGATCCACGAGAACTTCGACCCGAACACCTTCAAGTCGGAGCTGCTGGGCGAGGTGAAGAACCTGCTGTCCACCGAGGGCAAGACCCGGGTCCGCGCGTCCGCTGAGAACTTCGTCTCGGATCTCGTGCGGAAGGAGCCGATCTTCAACGGCCGCGAGAAGGAAGTGCAGCTCTGGATCGCTGACGAGCTGCGCCGGGAAGCGGCGGCTGGCGCGATCACCCCTCAAACAGAAGGCTGGGAGCTTCACCAGAAGATCAACAGCCTGGTGCAGAAGAAGTCGTTGCAGGACAAGACCCTGTTCGATGCCTACACGGCGCACCAGCGGGCCGCGCATCAACAGGCATCCGCGGGTCTCACCCCGCCGGTCGGGAACGTCGCCGCGACGGCCGTTCCGCAGCGCCCGGCGTCTCAGGAGGACGAGGAGAACTTCTACAGAAACGCATCCGATGCTGACTTCAACCGACTGGTGACGAGCCAGTGGGAGGAGTTTGACAGGGCGGTTGCAGGTTTGGCAGCAGGCTAAGTTAGGAGGCAAGATCCATGTCACCGGTTGCGCAGGGCGCTACGCTCGACAACTCTCTGAACGTCCTTCAGATTCACTACGGGAAGCGTCTGCACATTCAGACGAACGACCGGGTGAACATCTGGAACATGATCCCGAAACACCCGGATCAGCACACTGGCAGGTTCCGTCAAGAGAACCTGACCACGGGCTATCCGGCGACCGGTGGTGCATTCGGTCCGGGGGCCTCGCTCCCGACGGCAGGCAACACGTCAGATGCTCTCACGAACATCTACCACTGCTACCTGTACTACCCGATCAGCGTGGACTGGGATGCCTACCACCAGTCGAGCGGGAAGGCGTCCTTCGTGGACGTGATGACCCGCGAGATGAACCGGGTCAAGGCGTACATGTTCCTCGACCTCGAGCGCATGGTGCTCGGCAACGGGTCGGGCCTCCTGTCCGCGATCTCGGTCGTGACGGTGGGTGCCACCTCCCTGACCTTCGAGGTTCCGAACGAGTTCTCTCCGCGCTTCATCGAAGGACAGCGCATCGTGTTCTTCGCGCTGACCTCGGGTGAGGTGACCGAGACGTCCGCGGTTCGCGGGGTCCCGGCCGGCCAGTACCCCTACTACACGATCAGCAGCTCGGTCGAGGATGGGGCGACGACCACGAACTTCGCTCTCATCACCTGCACCGGGTCGGCGCCGGCCGGCCATGGCATCGCCGCGGGTGACGGGGCCTTCAAGTACGGCGCGATCCAGCCCTACGCGATCTCCGGCACGAACCACGCCGGGACCGAGCTGATGGGCCTGAAGGGCATCTGTTCGCAGGGTGCCCCTCCGCTTCGCACAGCGACCAAGGCGACCTACCCGGCCGTGGACACCTTCCAGGCGATCGACCCGTCCTCGGCCGGCTACTGGAAGACCCCGACGATCAACCTGTCGGGGGCCGAGCTGGACCAGACCTGGTTCGACAAGCTCGGCGTCCGCATGATCCGGCAGGGATCGACCCCTCCGGAAGATGTGCGGATGTGGGTGCTGAACCCGGTCCAGGAGGAGATCTACAAGCGGAACCTCTACGGAGGGGAGCGCTACCCGATCACGAGTTCGCCGCCCAGCTTCCCGACGGGTTCGGCCGACTCGATGAACGAGAAGCGGTACCTCCACTACGCGGGGCGCCCGCTCGTCTGCTCTCGGTTCTGCGACACCACGGAGATCTACGGCGTCGGCCCGGACATCTACCGGTACGACTGCAAGCCGTGGGGCTTCCACAAGCCGGGCTTCGGTTCGGGCGGGTCGATCTGGCACCAGGACTTCGACCGTCGTGCGGCCGACCAGGCCGAGGCGTATGCCATCATGCAGTTTGGAACCACCGCGAGAAACCGGCATGCCCGTCTGACGGGAGCCGCTTCGAGCTAACCGACAAGGAGGGGGCGATGAGCGGGCTTCGGATCAAAGAGGGGCCCGGCCCCCTCGAGTTCACCCAGCAGATTCGTGAGCTGATCACGAGGTTGCAGGTGTCCTTCGATCCCTCGATCTCCTTGATGCCAAACATGCGGCGGAGGTGCTGGATGATTGTCCAGGACCTCCGCCGCGTCTGCCCCAGGATTCCTCCTGACAAGGTCTACCGGGCGGACGTCATGCTGATCGGCGGGCAGCCGCAGGACTTCCCGTACATCGAGCCGGGCAGGATGGTTCCCTACAAGCACCTGTTCGACTTCATCCTGGATGGGCAGGCATTCGCTCCGAGCTATGAGTACATCCTCATGGCGATCGACGATGCGAACCCGAGGGGGGATGATCCGGAACTCGAACGCAAGCTGAAGGTCTCGAAGGATCTGTTCGATGCCCGGGTCGAGAAGGAAGACCATGAGGACACGGCGGAGCTTCGGGAGGAGTTGGACAAGTACCTGACGATTGATGGGGTCGCTGCCGGCCGCGGGTTGCGGCACTTCACGTTCTCGAAATAGGTGGTCTCCATGGCCGAGCAGATCCAAACAAGTGACATGGTCATCTTGGTTCGGAGGCGCCTCGGCGTCGGCGACACCACCACCGGGGACTACTCTTCGGCGCGCGTGATCAGTGCGCTGAACCTCGCGCAGGCGTGGGCCAGGAGGAAGCTGTTCCGCTACAAGCTCTACTGGCTGAGCCGCAAGACCGACCCGATCATCCTGACCGCGACCGACACGAGGATCTATTTCCCCGACGACTTCTGGTGGGAGCGGCGCCTGCTGAAGCGGGTACAGGCCTCGCCCGAGAAGCTCGAGGTGTGCGGGGTCAGCCGCCCGGAGAACGTCGAGGGGTATCCGAACCTGGGGGACGGGCGGGAGTGGTGGACGGTGCAGGACGGCTACTTCGCCTACGAGGGGCAGCCGGAGATGTTCGAGGGTGGGACCTACATCCTGGACTACTACTGGCTCACGAAGGACCTGGTCGATTCCGTCGGCGACCTCTGCGAGCTGCCTGCCGAGTCGCACCAGTACGTCGTGCTGCGGGCGGCGTACCTGCTCGGCCGAGATGCCGGGATGTTCGACCGGGTCAAGGTCCTCCAGGAGGAACTTGCCGAGTGGGAGTCCGACCTCGAGATCGAGTCCGGTCGGCTGCTTTCGCTCAGGCCGCAGATCTTGCAGCCGAAGAAGATCCGCTTCGGCTCGCTCGGCTGGGCAATGGATCGGGTCCAGCAGACGTTCATGTCCCGTTCGACCTCGAAGACGCCCGACTTCTGGACGGAGGCCAGGATCCGACCGGAGATCCAGAACGCGGTCTGGTGGTTCCAGCTCGAGGCGATCCGCTTCTTCCAGGACCTCTACACGCAGAGGGTGACGCAGGTCCCGAACGAGAACGTCTTCCCCTTGCCGTCGAACTTCATTCGGGAGAAGCAGTTCTACAGGATCGTGAACAACACCGCGGGGAGCCGCGTGCCGGTCGACATCGTCCCCTTGTCGGAGGCCCGGGTGTCGGGGATCTCGGCCTTGGGCTACGCGACCTACCCGTCTTCGTTCGCCGCGCCGAAGGAGACCTGGTCGATCAACGGGCGCGCGCTCGTGGCGAACACGGAGTACACCCTGAGCGAGTCCTACGAGCTGGTCTACTCCGCGCTCCTGGAGGAGATGGAGCACTCCGACGATTCGATCCAGGTTCCGACCGAGCATCTCGAGATCGTGACCGATCGAGCGATCGAGACGACGGGGCAGAGGTACGGTGAGACGCCGATTGCCCTGGAGTACGGAGAGAAGTACCGGGCGACGCTCCGCGAGAAGGCCCAGGACGCGCTCGCGATCCGAGCGGTGTCTCAGCGGCGGACGGTGCGGGATGCGATGGGGTACGAACTCGACAACTTCGGCTCTTCTGGGGGTTGGCCGTGGTAGAGCAGGTCATCCCACTTTCCGACCTGGCGCTCGGGCTGAACACCAAGCACCGCGTGCTGGCGCCGGGCTTCGCTCAGCGGGCCGAGAACATTCGGTACTACCCGAGGTCGGTCCGACGGGCGCTCGGATGCAAGCGGATCATCAACACGCTGGAGCGGGAGCCGGCCGTCCTTCTGAACGGGAAGAACCACTTCTTCGTGTCAAGAGGTGCGGATTCCGTTTCTGGGTTGCTGCTCACGAGTGCGGCATACACGGTGGAGTTCTTCTTCAAGACCGTCGCGCTGTTCGAGCGGCAGACGCTCGTGTTCAAGGGGGTCGGAGAGGCGCTTGATGCAACGGAGACCGTCACCGGAACCGACTACAACTGCATCCTCTACAACAACGGCGGGGTGTGGACGATTCGGTGGACCCTGTCGGACGGATCGGTTCTCAAGCAGATCTCCAAGACCACGGATTCAGACGGAGATTTGATCGTTCCGAATCAGTCGTATGTGGTCGCGCTTGCGGATGATGGGACAAACTGGAAGCTCTACCTGTTCAAGCAGGGGGCGTCCAGTGCCGGAAGCGCGGCCACTCTTTCATCGGCAGGGTTCGTACAACAGAACACGGCAGGGTCTCACTTCTACGTCGGAGCGCAGCCGACCACTGACGGAACGCTGGTCGTGGACCGGGCGCAGTACTTCACGGCCGGGATCATTCAGGAGGTTCGCTTCTGGTCTGACGAGCGTACGACTGGTGAACTTGTCGGGAGCGACGAGACGCAGGTGTCTGGAATGGAGGCGGGTCTTGCGGTTGCGTTTCGCCTGACTGGTGACGGCCCGTATGAGTGGACGGATCTGGTGGCGAACGCTCAACCTCTCGCGATCGAACCGAGGGATGCGAGCTGGACCACGGGACTGTTCGGTTCTGGTGCTCTTTCGTTCGACGGCTTCAACGATGGGTTGCGCATTCCTCGATCCTACATCTACCGCAACCAGGAAGTGAACGACGAAGGAGAGTTCGAGGTCCATAACACATGGGCCTGGTACGCCGCGTTTCAGGCCGGAGTCGTGAAGGATCACTCGGTGATCTTTCACTGGACCCACATGGTCGAAGAACTCGCCTACACGAACAACGCTCTGGCGTTGCCCGTTGCTGCCAACGACCTGAACGGGCTCGTGACCGCTACGAATTCGAGCAAGGCACAGGCGGTGCTGGACATCGTCAAGAACCCGGCGAGTTCAAATCGTCACTTCCGGTTTGCTGTCTGGCTGCACAACGAAACGGACAGCACGCACGAGATCTGGGCGGTGTGCGACACGAGCGTCAATGTCGTTGCCGGAACAGCGTACGACCTGGCCGTTGCGTACGACGCCGTCAACCAGACGATCACGTTGTTCGTGGACAAGGTGTCCACCTCGCAGAGCACGGCGACCGCTGGCAAGACCAAGCGCATGTACCGCTCGGACAACAACAACCCGACGTACTCGTCATCGCAGTACGCGATGGAGCTGATGCGGGCGATCAAGAAGAGTCGCAAGGGGCGCACGTCTCCGGGCGACTCGGAGGACGTGGACGTCCAGTACGACTTTGCGCTCTGCACGGACGGTATTCTCGATCAGGTGTGCTTTGCCATCAGCCCGAACTCCTCGAAGTTCCTGGCGAACTACCTGGCCGACAACGAGATTGTCCGCCGCAACGTGGACAGCCTTGGATCCGAGCTGGTCCAGTGCCTGCCGATGGAGGAGACGACGGGGGACGAACTCGAGGACATCGGAACTCACGCGAACCATTTGAACTTCATGGCCGACTCCGGCCACGGTCGCGGGCGATCGCTGATTCCGACGCGGAACTCGTCGAGGATCACTGGGTTGTTCGACCGGCGCTTTCGGTCTTCGGTGGGTGAGCAGCGCCAGTCGATCGCGGTCCAGGGCGGATCGGTTTTTACCGTGCTTGGTGGGTTGGATCATAACGTCACGGCGTTGTCCCACCTTGCCGACGGCATGCGCAACGACGACGACAACAACGTCACCGCGATGAGTCACCTGGACGGGCTGATCCTTGCGACTGGGTCGGGCATGTACCACCTCTGGAAGGACCAGCTCTGGAATCTTGCGATCGACCCACCGGAGGGATTCCTCGGCGTGGGCCTGGTGGACCAGGTGCAGGATTCGGCCGCGCTCAAGCCCGGGCTCTACCGGTACGCCTTCACCTACCTGAACGAGCGGACGGGCAAGCGCTCGCCGGTCGGGCAGCTCATCCAGGTGGAGTGGTTCAGGAAGAGCGCAAATGTCGGATTTGGGTCCGGGATCGAGATCAACCAGACGTACCCCAGGACGGGCTATTCCGAGCAGTCGTCTCCTTGGGACATGAAGAATTCCAAGCAGAAGGCCTGGGTCAAGATTCGGGCCTGGTATGGACGGTCGACGACGCTTGTCGCTGGCGATCCGGATGAGTGGCAGACTGGTCCTGGAACGTCAGGACCGAACACAAACAAGGCTCCGTATGCCAAAGTGAGGTTCAACCTCGAGAACTCGAACAAGGAGATGCCGTACGTTGAGGACCTAGAAGACGTACAAGCCGAGGAATTTCAGCATGCCGTTGAGAGGAAGACTCGTGCAAAGTCCTGGGTTAGAATTTCTGGTGACGACAAAGTTGAGGTCATCTCAGCGTTCCTTGGTGCCAACGCATTTATGAAGGTTGGGACCAACGCCGGTCAGGATTTGCCTGGGACTGGCGGGATCATCGGTTGGCCTGATGTACCGGCCGGCGGTGAACACGAGTATCAGGGAACTGGGGCAACGAACGGACCAGCTTTGCCGTTCTCTCCAGATCCGCAGGTGACGCACCTCGAGATCTGGAGGACGTTCGCGAACGGGTCCGACTTCTTCCGGGTGGTGAAGCTCCCGAACGGGACGGTGTCCTACGTCGACACCCTCCCGGACAGTCTGCTCGGTTCCGGCCCGCCGCTCGACGTGAACAACGGCGCGCCGCCGCCCTGCAAGTACGTCGTCGAGTTCGACGGACGGGCGCTCTACTTCGGCAACAAGTACCACCCTCAGCGGATCTGGTTCAGTGAGCGAGGCGAGCCATGGAACGTGGCAGGCCAGAACATCGTCGACCTGGTGACGGGCGACTCGTACGAGATCCGACTGGCGGCTCAGACGCAGGGAATACTGATCGTTGCGAACCAGGACACGTTCTTCGTGTTCACGCCTTCGGACAACCCGGACTTCCCGTTCGACA